CAAAGATGAATCTGCGATTCTCGTTATGTTAACTACAACATCATTTGCCATGCTTGCTATGAAAAAGAAAGTCTTTGATCAACCGTTGTTAGTACGTGAGTACAACCAGCGCTTGGTGACTCTTGATAAGCTCGCATGTGATCTTCAAGCGCATTGGCATGAAAGTGGATTGCGGATAAAACCGTATGCAGTCCTAATTCGTGGCCCCTCTTCGGTCGGCAAAAGTGCAGTCAAAACTCTAGTTACGCATGCTGTGTGTAGAGCCAATGGATTTCCAGAAGGCAAAGAGTATTCATGCACGATCAATGGTAATGACAAATATCAATCCGATTTTCGATCACAACACATTTGCGTATGTTTTGATGATATGGGAAATACCAAGCCTGAGAAGGCTGATGGCAATCCTCTATTCGTTTTGATTCAATTTATCAACAACATGCACTGTAGTGCTCTTAGTCCAGAAGCGGACAAAAAGGGCAAAATGGACATTCGTTGTAAATTGGTCGTTGTCACAACCAACACCAAAGATTTGCATGCATCTCTATTCTCTGTCAACCCTGCTTCGATTATGCGAAGATTCGATCTTGTGATTGATGTCGCTTTGCGAAAGGATTCTACTGGACCTACCGGTGGACTTCATCCTAAATTTGCGAAGACTTCCATGCCTGATGCCTGGGATATTGACTTAGGAGTTGTTGATGTAAAACGAGTTGTGGGTCATGAAATGCAAGATTTGTGGGGCATTCGTCCGGTTAAGAAAGGTGCCTCCATTGTCGATTTAATCGACTATTTGGAGAACACCACACCTGGATATTTTGCTCTTCAGGAGGAGATAGTATCTTCTTCCACAGATCTTCACAATCAGAAACATTGTGAACACCATTCATTGTATACATTGCCTTGTGCCAAGTGTGCTCTTGATGGTGATTTCGTGCCTTTGGTGAATCAATCTGAAGCCTTCATTCCATCTGGTTTGAAGATGGAGACTGGTTGTCTTTCGAGTACATATTTCCAAGATTTAATTACTAAGGAATTCTCAGATAAACCACTGACTCCTGATGATTTCACTTTTGGTTTGGACGCTGTGCCAACAGATGATGATTTCATCCCGGAAGATCGACCTTGGCGTGATAGAGCTGTTGATTTGATCGGACAAACCCGAGCAAAAGTTTCCGATATCTTGCGTGATATGCGGAAGAAAGTGGAAAGAGATCCTGTTACGGCAGGTCTTTTGACACTTGGAGCTCTCGGTTTAACTGGTCTGGCCATTCACAATATGTTTGTCCCAAAAGAACAGCTGTACAAATCAGAAGGTGCCATTATTTCACGCATCGCAGCAGCAGCAAAAGTACCTCGAACTCTGATAGAGCGCGATGACAAATACAAGAGAATTTATTCTAATGTTGCTGTATACCCAGAGGCATCCAAGTCTTCGACACTTGATCAACTGGAAGCGAAAATAGATCGCAATCTACATATGGTGGTCGTACAGGAGTACGACGAGAAGCTTGATATTGTGCATGGTGAGCCTGAGTGGTGTAATGCTTTTCCTCTAGGAGGCATTGAATGGATCTTTGTTGATCATTGTTTCAAACCAGACACAACATACAAAGTGACACTCAGAACACATCCAAGTGCTGGAATCAAACAATTCACTGCTTTAGTGAACGAAGCCAATATCCGACCAGTTTATGGTTCAGACGCTGTGATAGTAAGTCTGCCATCCGGTGGGGATACAACAAGCTTTCAAGCTTACATGCATGAGGAACTTGAGATGAAAGATCTGAAACCTGGTACCCCTATTTTCGTGTATCATGTGCATAAGAGCGTTATTCTCAGTTCACCCGAGGAGTACGTGCCCCCATCCACATATAAACATTCTACAACAATTAAGGAAGTTAAAATGTGCACCGTTGAAGGTGTCGGGCAGTATCCTGGGTTTACCTACACTGCAGAAACTCACAGAGGCATGTGTGGTTCTATGATATTTACCGCAGGCCGCAATCCTGTTCTTATTGGAATGCATGCCGCGGGAGATACTGAAGAGAATGAAGGAGCGTGTGTCTTGCTGAGTAAGAGTGCCATGAATGCATCAAAGAAGAAAATGAAGATTGGCGTAAAAGAGACAACACCTCTACGAGGAGAGACTTATGGTATCGACACCACTGTGGAAACTGTAGTTCATGACTTCAATCCAGTTCATTATCTTGAAAAAGAGAAAGAACACAATGTTGAAGTTTACGGGCAGCATAAATTGCCCCAGTCACGTTTTACAACAGACATTCGGCCTTCTATGATACAAGCTGAGCTGATTGAGCGTGGTATTGAACTCAAGGATACAGCCCCAACAAGGAAAGCTGTGCGCCCCTCAAGGCATCGGCATCTAGACAAAGCAGCAGAGATTCTCCCGGATATGAACCCGCGAATTATGGCTCTAGCCAAGGAGGATTTGATGACAAAGCTGAAAGAAGACATTTTTAATGACAAAAGTAAGTTCAAAGAATTTGTCCATCCGCTGAGTTATGATGATGCTCTGAATGGAGTTCCCGGTGTCAAAGGTTTCGAACCAGTCAATCCCAAAACATCAATGAGTTACCCACTCAATGGTCCTAAATGGAAATTCATGCTCGACTGCGAGTTGAAAGAAGAATTGGGCCTAAAAACAGCCAGATATGTGCGAGAAG